CCTGTGTATACATAGTACGAGGCTTCAGGGATAGGAGGGATAGGACAATCCCGTGTTCTTCAAAGAACCGTCGGTATCTATTAGATCGCATAGCGCCGATTCCATGTCCTCGCAGAGTACCGACACCAGCGGCATTACCAGACGTTGTAACTCCTGTTTGGAGAACTTCACTGAACTGAACTGTCTGTTTTCCGCCACCGAGATACTCAGGCCTTTGTAAACGAGCGTCAGACGAACGGACGCCGAGGTAACGGAGATATTCAGTATAGCGTGACCCATATCTTGCACGGGCTTCCTCGAATCGTTGGAGTGCGAGAGCTTCACGGAGAGAGTTAATAGTAATAGCAGAGGCATCAGTTAGATCAGCATATATCACCGGCTTTTTATCAGTACCGGAGGCACTGCCTTTCACATAGATACCACCGCCTGTAGCGGTAGCCAGATTGTCAGAGTATACCACATCATCAAGATCAGTTTCATTTACCGTTTGATCAGTGCTCGCCCAAGTTGCAGCAGGAAGCACACCGATACCAGTCACAGGAGCTTGCGACCCGATAGGAATAGTTATAGCCGGACCTTTTTGCTCCCAAGGACGAGCCGAGGTAAAGTAGTCTTTTTCCCAACACACATTTTGTAGCGTTACATTCGTAGTAGTGTCAGCACCCGAACCGATATCTACAGTCAGAGCAGTTTGTAAATCCTGGTCACGATACCACTCATTCCAGATTAGAGCATAAGCACGGAAGGGCAAGGCTGAGAATTCTTCAGCACCAGCCATAATAGGCAACCCCAAATAATCACCGAGAGTACCAGCAGCGATAGTGCCAGTGATAAGAGGATATGTCGACGCATCCAAACCATCAGGACCACCAGTTATAAAATCTTCCCAATCTTCCCAGATAAGACGATAGGGCACGAACCAATGATGCACCCGAGCATGTAGAGGATGCATTACAGGAGCCAGCATAGGAGACATCCGAATTAGCATATTAGTAGCCTGTTGAACACTATCACCAGGCAGAACCTCGAACGCGCCACACGGCACGAGACTACCGAGATTACACGACAGCAGTTTATAGTTAGAGAGAGAGAACTTATTTCTTTTCATAGCGGCTTCTCCGATTTGTGAATTTTCATGCGAGCAGACATATTACGCACACGTTGTACAGACGCATCCATAAGCAGGTTTTTGAAGTAGTTCCTCCTTATCTCGCCGCCCTGCGGCGTCGCAGCTTTCGCAGTATCCCACAGAGCCAACACTTCTTCGTCATTATACACACCTTTTTCTTGTCCTAACATTTGTTCCAGCTTTCTATTTAGATACCTCCCTAGCTGTCGCCTAGATTTACCGTGACGAAGTGTCGTTACAGGCTCATCGTCGAGATTATAACGCATGATAGTTTGCGTCAACTCATCAAGAGCACCAAAACCAATTCCGGGACGTAGAGACATACGCGAAAACTCAGGCCAACGGCCTTTTAACCTCCAATCATCAGTACGACGCATATTCTTTACAATATATCCAACAACGTATCCCACCGACTCGGGGGTAACAGAGCCAAGACCAACATACCCGAGGCCCCATGTGTCCCGAATCCGGTCACATGACGAACAGCAATCAGGACGTCTACTTGAGTAGATACTCCGCCCACGGAGACAACTCTGATACCCGAACAACAAAGCATGATAATGCGGGCGTTGCGATTGATCACCATATTCGCCGACTGCATAGAATCTTATACGCTGCGGAGAAATCCGAGATCGCAACCGCTTTAAGAAGCCCGTCAAGATCGCAGGGTCTAAACTCAAATCCTTTGGTAAGTGTTCGTCCGCATAAGTTAGCGTTACAAATGCATTCGCCGAGTGTGTGAGACTTTCCAGCATTAGACGATGCGTCCATAACTTCTTCCTCCTGACTAGACAGGGAAGGCACTTCCCGCAAGGGAAGGCCTCTCCTGTACCTTTAACATAGGGAAATTCGCAGAGCATATTCTACATCCTAAACCCGATACGCAGCCTACCACGCCTGGCACGACCACGCTTCATACCAAAACGACGACGACCACCACCGAACCGACGACGGCCACCACCTCTACCACGACGAAATGCCATTACCTTCCTCCAGTGTTACGGCGGTTTCCCCCGCCGAGGGTACGCAAGAACTGTTCGAAATTACCGAACTCTTCTTTTACTTCACCACTTAAACGATTCCATATTCCCCAAGCAACTTGACTAGACCACGTAGTAGGGGGCCCATACTGCTGTTTTAACATACCGAACAGATTAGGCAGAAATCCCGGAGAGAACACATCATCACCTAACGTATCTTCCCATGCTTTAGCGGGAGACGTTCCGGGATCAGTTTTCACACGCTCATTATCGAGCATCAACGGAGAACGGGCTTCCTTTGCACCTTGAGGAACGAAGAAAGGAGACGTTTCATCCGTAACATTAATAGAAGGACCACGTTGACCACCTTGAGAAGTACGCGCATTCATAGATGCGATTTGACTCCTCAATAACTCATTTTGTAGACCAGCACGCTCTAGCGTTAACTGTTGTAGAGTATTATTCACCTGACGAGTACCTTCACTAGCACTAGCAGTCATAGCACGACTTATATCTTGTCCCATGGAACTAACGGCAGCACCCATTGGGGAGAACGCAGACACGGACGGTTGAACCGTCGGGGCACCCATCGCATAGAGGGGATGAATACCAGCTTTTTTTGCGTCAGCAACACGCCACTGAATACCCGACTGCGCGAATTCACGTTGTAACGCGACATTTTTATCCTGTTGTTTTTGACCAAACAGACCACCTAATAACGATGCACCAGCAGAGATAGCAGGACCGAGCCATGCGACCATTTTAGCACCTTATGTTGGAGTACCATTTACGTTTAGGACGCTTTGCACCGCGTCCACCACGGGCGATTAGAACTTCTTTACGCACTTTACGACGTTGACATATTGCAACTGTATCAGGATCACCAAATGACACATGTTCACGAGAGAACGGTGCATGTCCGACCGGCGGCGCGGTCACCAGAGAATACGTTTCGGGTTCCCCAAACGAAAAGAGCCGCCTGTCATGAGGCAGCTCATCAGCAAGAAAATTATCAATAGTAGACAGAGGGAGAGCCGATGGCATTACGACGGGCCGCAACAACTCGCGTTCGAGATTAGCGTTAACAGAGGTATCCGCGTCGCGGCCCCTTCGACGTCTCGCCATCGGCTCTGCCTTTCCTGTCACCTAGCACATGTACACATCAAGTAAGTGTACATGTGGCACGAAGCCAAGGCAAGAGGGGACCTCACCAGAGCGATCGCCCGTCGCCGGCCCCTTCGCGGGCGAAGGGTGGGCCGGCTCCGGAGCGATCGCAGCCGAGAGACCACCCAGAAAGAAAAGAGGCGCCTGGTGCTTCGCACCAGGCGCCCAAGTTAGCCCTCTAGAGCGGGCGCTCGAGGGCACCCCGATTTACAGACCACTATTAATTTTGATTTGTAGCTGCGTCAAGACCGCAAGCCACTTATTTGTTACTTCCTCCATCATTGGGTTTGTCGACCGGCTCCCTGTTACTTTCGCCGACCTTTCCGCTCCCTTCAGAGCGTTTAACACTATCATCCATTCGTCCTTTGTCAGATTTGGCGTTGCTGCCATTTGGAGGCTCCTTTACTAACGGCTTGAATTCTCCAAGCCGTGCCTCCACCTTTGCACGATATTCTTCATCACGCAAGAGCATTCTTGCGTCTCTATCCACAGGGTCAAAGACCTCCTCGAATGGCGAAGTTGGGTCGTAGTCATCACCGATTTCGAAATCATCGGCTTCTTCAAATGTTTCCGCTCCAGCTTTCATAGCAGCAAGACGAACGTGCTCCGAGCGCACCATCGCTCTAATACGTTCAGTCATACTAGGCTCCTTCTTATATCCGATAGGTGGAGCCATTGGCACCGGATCAGGGACTTCCTGACCTTTTTTATTAAGCGCACTTTTAGTTGGCCTTTCCATATTTAACCTCCTTAGAATGTGAACGAGCGACCAGTTTGAGACAGCATACGACGCGCTTGGATTGAATGATTAGCCATAACATAGACCGTATCATCCGTAGTCACAGCAAACACTCTATCCGTAGGGACAGAACTCACGAACGTAGCATTAAGAGCAGGCTCAGACGCGAACTCTCTAGCGAAATGCCAGAAGTCCAGACTAGTCCTGAAGTCACCAGCAACGGAACTTTCCTTGCGACGATACTCATCATAGCGATCTTGGTAGCCGAACACTCCATCCACACTAGCAGCATCAACATACACTTCCTTATTCAGGATTTCCTGTTGGCCGATAGTTTCCAACTCTTTTTGCCAGAAGTCCTCTTTAGTACGACGATTCCACATACGCTCCATTCCTTGAGTATACATAGTCCGAGGCTTCAGGGATAGGAGGGATAGGACAATTCCGTGTTCTTCAAAGAACCGTCGGTATCTATTAGATCGCATAGCGCCGATTCCATGTCCTCGCAGAGTACCGACACCAGCGGCATTACCAGACGTTGTAACTCCAGTTTGGAGAACTTCACTGAACTGAACTGTCTGTTTTCCGCCACCGAGATACTCAGGCCTTTGTAGACGAGCGTCAGACGAACGGACGCCGAGGTAACGGAGATATTCAGTATAGCGTGATCCGTATCTTGCACGGGCTTCCTCGAATCGTTGGAGTGCGAGAGCTTCACGGAGAGAGTTAATTGTAATAGCAGATGCACCAGTCAAATCCGCGAAGATTTGCGGATTACGATCAGTGCCAGACCCATCACCTTTTACATAGAACGTACCAGCTGTGAACGTTCCCACATTCTCACTATAGACCACATCATCAGTAGCAGTTTCGTTGACAGTTTGATCCGTAGCAGACCAGGTAGCCGCAGGGAGAACACCGATACCAGTAACCGGAGCTTGAGTCCCGATAGGAATAGTTATAGCAGGACCTTTTTGCTCCCAAGGACGAGCGGAGGTAAAGTAGTCTTTTTCCCAACACACATTTTGCAGCGTTACGTTAGTCGTAGTATCAGCACCCGAACCGATATCCACAGTTAGAGCAGTTTGCAAATCCTGATCACGATACCACTCATTCCAGATCAGAGCATAAGCACGGAAGGGCAAGGCTGAGAATTCTTCAGCACCAGCCATAATAGGCAACCCCAAATAATCACCGAGAGTACCAGCAGCAATAGTCCCAGTGATAAGGGGATATGTAGACGCGTCCAGACCATCAGGACCACCTGTTATGAAATCCTCCCAATCTTCCCAAATAAGACGATAGGGCACGAACCAATGATGCACCCGAGCATGTAGAGGATGCATTACCGGAGCCAACATAGGAGACATACGAATTAACATATTAGTAGCCTGTTGAACGCTATCACCAGGCAGAACCTCG